CTTTATCAAACGTCGGACCACCACCACGACCCATGTCACCACCGTCCGGATTGAAGTATTGAAAACTTCCACCAGGACGCAGTTCAAGAGGAACACGCATCTGGCGATTGGAAATCTTCTCTACGTCACGCTTCTTGATGTTTGAGTAGAATTTATCATCCCTCTCAAACAGTGTACGGATCTTTGGAATAACTCTTTCGAGTTCCAAAGCCGTAACTTGTGATTCAACGAATGCCATAATTTTCTCCCCTACTAGTCTTCTGAATTAAGGAAATCTAGAGTTGTCATTCCCCTCGGAATTTTGCTTGCACCATTACTGTTAGCTCTTCCGCTAGTAAGGGTCGCGGATGACCTTGTTCTGCCAACAGGTATTGGTCCTTTCCGATCTTTTGTGTCATCATTACCAGCCTTACGGCTTCTCAATGCTTCTTGTCTTGATTTCTTAACAAGTCCAGGTAATAGAGTCTTTGCCTTGGACAAATAGGCAGATTTGATCTTGTCCATCGACTCTTTATCGAAATCATTCTCTGCCGCTCTTTCCCAGAGCTTGTCATAAATACTTCTAAATCTAGTATCTTTCAGAATTTGATCTTCCAGTCCTTCAAGAACCTCTCTAATTGCATGGTTCTTGACATAATCTGTCATAGAATCGTTCGGATCAATAGCTTTATCTACACTAGACTTTAAGACGTTATCAACTCTAGTGCTAAGATCGTCTCTAGCTACTGTATATTGCTTCTCTACGAACTTTCTTTCTTTAGTTGATAATTCTTCTTCTTTTTGTTTAGCCTCATCTGTAATATCTTCTTTTGAGAGTCTCGTGGGATGAGTGAATTTGTCTGTACCAAAGATGTACTGGTTAAGAATTGAAGCAGCCGTTCCCAGATCCTCATTACTTTGATCTTTCCCATCGCGAACCATTGAGATGATCGTATTCTTGATAATATTTCCAAGGATATGATAATATGAATGCTGATCTACCTTATAAAGAGTTGGAAGATAATTATCTACGACCTTAGCGAATGCCTCTTTATCATTATCTCTGACGGACGAAAGAAGAGATTCAGTCGAACCAGACATAACCTCTTTTTCGTATCTATCAAGAGTCTCTGATTTCTCGACAGCCGCTTTCGCATCTTCAATCGTTGGTAATATCTCAGCGTACTTCTGTTCACGATAAAATGATCGTTCAAGTTGAGGAAAGTCCTTGAATAGAGCAGGATACTTAGTAAGAATTTCTTTCCTACTTGGAATATTTATAAGGGATTCTGTATCCTCTACTTCGTCAATTTCAAATTCTTCATCGTCTGCGTCTTTATCTCCTTCAGTACTATCTTTATCATCTCCCTTGTCGTCTTTTCCTCCTTTGTCAGGTTCTTTCTTCTTATCTTCCTTGCCTTTCTTGCTAGCTCCGTCCAATTCAATAACTTCTTGTTCTTTTTCATCTTCGCCAAGAATCTCAATAATAGATTCTTTATCTAAAGATTTATCTTCTACAGCAGTACCAGTTGAATCAGGACTCGGTATTGACATTTGCATTCTCCGTTAATGGTTGATTGGAGCCTCCAGGTTCTGCCATCTTAGCTGTCTCAACTTGAGCAGCCATTTGCATTTGCATCTCTTCCAATGCTTTCTGTTTAGAGGCATCAAGATGAGCTTTCATATGCAGCAATACATTCTTGTAACCTGCTGGATTCTCAGTCTTTTCTAATCGTCCAGCGGGAGAGACAAGATGGCTTCTGCAAACTTCAGCTTCTAAATCGTGCTTGTCTATATCGTAGTCAATTTCAACAGATGGTAACTCGATAGGCTGCGGCTCTTGACCACTAGCCATAGCCATTACTATATCTTCATCGCTTGGTGGCTGTACGATTGGTTCAGAATTAACTAGAATCATAATTTCTTCTAGCTGCTTATCTACATCATTCTGACCAGGAATAACAAAGTCACCAAGTCCAATAGCTTCTGCAAGATTTTTCAGATTCTCTGGTGCAGTAAGACCTTCTATAATCAGAGGATTCTGAATCTCAAGCAACTTCATGTAAACATCTTTACGCTGTGACCAAGTAATTGGTAGATTCTCATTCGACTCTAGTTCGATTCTACCAATCTTACCTTCTAGTTCAGCAATCCTAACAAAGACGTTTATGAAGTTACCTCTCTCATCTACTTCAACTGATCTTTCATCTTCCTTCATTTCTTTAATATACATAGGAATGGCTTTACCGTAGATGTTCTTCCACCAGAACGTAACCATTCGCCATGTATTCTGAAGCCTCTGCAATGCCTGTGCTCTAGACATTGAATATTCAGAAGCTGTCTTAGAACCTTCTATCTGTCCACCAAATAAGGATGGCAACGCGCCAGATGCCATTTGTCCTAGTTGTTGTACCTGTTGAAAGAACGGCAAGACTTCTGAACTCAATGTGGCTGTTTTAGTCTCAAAGAATCCATCACCCAAAGACTTGCCGCTCTTAGCCGTTGCTGGATAAACGCCACCAGGTATTACTTCTGTCTGACGATACTGTTCAAAGTTTAATGTTGAAGGATCAGCAAATGTCTGGCTGATACCATGTTCAATTGTCTGAAGAACCAATGATATAATATCAGAAGTGATCTCTTGTACGTTAACAAGTAAGCTACCCATTGGCCGTTTATGAATGTAATCAGCCATTGGATCTTGCATGATTGTCCAGCAATCATCAAGGCTTTCGTTCTCGTCATCAGCGTACAAGTCGTTGATCAGTACGATCTTGGCTCCATCAGGATAATGCTTCTTAAGAAGAGCTGCATCTTCCTCGGGGAGTATTTCAAATGCTGATGGACGCAGCCAGCAATTACGAACAGTAACGTTGTTAATCGGATATTCACCTCTGTATTGCGGACTAAGCCTTGCCCACTGTTCATATGGTTCGTATAATCCTCCAGCTACGATGCCGCTCTTACCACTAGCGCTGAAATCTTTCCTTAAGTCAGGATACCTTGCTAGTACATTGGAATAATGAGTCTCATATGAGAATATCAAATACGGAATATCTTCTTGCCGTCTTGCGTAGGATGGAACCTTAACGTATGTTCCACCGTAGCACTCTAAGCAAATCCGAGACTTGGGCTTGTTGGTAGTTCCAACCAATCTCGAAACAGTAAACTGTGACTTCTGTAAATTAGGATCTAGTAAAGATGCACACTGAGGGCACATCTTCTTTCCTTGATTTACAATCACGTCATGTAAAGGAGCCGAATCTTCGTTCGGCATGTATTCATCTTCTAGCCTATCAAGAAATACTTCGTCAACTATCTGGGAGCCGCAGTACGGGCAAACATATGCTTCTTCAGTTTGATCCTCATACTGATCTTCCTTAAAGGTTCCGTACTTCTCATCTTCTTTTGGATAGCTGTAGCAAGCTACCATTCCTTCTGTTACAACAATGTACAGTGCATGAAGGAATAACAATGGAGCATCATTATGTCTAAAGATAAGAAGTCCAATCTTATCTCCAGCTTTAGCTGTCATCAAATCAAGAGGATTTTCAGCGTCGTCAGGGTAACACTTAATCCCTGGAACTGTGACTGAAAGAGCAGCTATAATACTTTCAAGATATGCTCTGAATACGTTAATTGGTTTGTCGTAGAACTCCTGGTCTGTATCACTGTTAACTACGTTCTCATCCCAAATTCTCCAATCATGAGCAACTTCAGAGTACCAGATTCTTGTGAATCCTTCCCAAAGCAATTTGAGCCTACGCCAGTCACGTAGTTGTCTTTCTCTGACAGCTCTATCTTCCTGATCGAAATGATCAGCAACTTGCTTCAGAAGGTCCTGGATTCTCTTGTCAGTTTTCATTATCGGATTGGTACATCAACTACATTAAAGATTCGCAGCAGATACAGAACAAGAAAAAGAACTACGACCACACGAATCACAATCTTAATCGGCTCTGATATTGGAATGTAAGTTTCAATCAAGTAGAGACAGACACCGGCAATCACGAGAACGATTAATGCTGAAATCATTTGATTCCTCTTTACTTCTTACCGAATTTACTAGGCTCAATACTTTTAGGCTTCTTGCCAGCTTCCATCTCTGGCTTCTTGGCAGATTTCTTCATTGCACTTGGGCTGTAAATCTTCTTTAGTGCGCCTTCAGATGGAGCTAACATTCTCAGTCTCCTTTTCTATTCCAACTTCCTTTTCCAATTCATCAATTTGACGTTGAATCTTTTCTTTATCTTTCATAAGAGAAGCAGTCTTTCTATCTTCAGCCTCTAACATCTGCTTCCTTACGTTCCAAGTCATGATCTTAGGCTGCACATCTTCTGGTCTGATTTGAGTTACTGACTGA